GGATCAGCAATGGGCCATACTGGCGGCCCTTGGTATTTCCAAGGGTCCCAAATTTCTGGGTGTTGACCAGTGATGGTTGGCATCCGGAAAGCATAAAGGAGGACGGATATTCCATCCGTTATCCATAATTTAATAATAATTAAATAGGAGTCGCTTTATGGCTTTCTCGGATCCGCAGTCTATTGACATCGGAGCCGGAGCAGTTTCACTGCCCCGGGTTTCTTCCGGTGTCTACAGCACTATTTATACCAGTGCTGACGGAAATCTTTCATACGGAATCTCGCATCAGTACAAAACTCGTACTCGACGCTTGGTCCGCGTGGACGTCCGCAAGACTGCTGCTGACCCTCTGTTCCCCGCCAATTTTCTGCCATACACCGCGAGTGTTTATCTCGTGATGGATGTGCCGAAGGTCGGGTTCACGGCTACTGAAGTCAAGACGATCAGTACTGGTCTTATGACCAACCTGACCGCCTCCACCAATGCTAACCTTATTAAGGTTACTCAGGGCGAATCCTAATCTGAAAGAACTTCTGATATGGATACGTTCATGGGCCACAGTGAAGGAGAGCGTGGAGAGCCTATCCAGGATCCTTTCGAGGATCTTAGAAAGGCTGCCATTAGAGAGCAATCGATTAAGGAATCTAATAAGATTCGTTATCAATTGTACTTTCTTTGTTCTCTATTTCTCTGTGGGATTGGAATTCTCCTGGGTATTGCAATCATCTATCCAGATGTGAGCATGTACCCAGTGTGACTTCAACAGTATCTCCTTTCGGAGAGGATTGAGGGAGTTATCAAGCTAAGGAAGCCTAACCTCTATAAGGAGGAGACTTGAAAAGCCTGATGTTACTCCTAGAACATGTCCTCAAAGATATGGGGACAAGGTGTAGCGTAAGTACCGCTAGAGATTTTAAAACAATCTCTAGTCGTGTCGAAGACGAGGGGTTATCGTTTTTAACGATAGCCCTGCCTACCTTTGCGTCGGGGCTCCAAAAAGCTCTGGCCAATGGTAGTGTAGATCACGTCACGTTTCCTGGTTTCAGGATGCGTGCAGGTCTCCCCCAATTTCTTGGAGGTTTCCTTGATCTTGTCTTCGACCGTTCTAGCGGTCGTTTATTGGATACACCTTCTGAAGATGCAATCTTCTCTATCCGACAGATTTGTATGCTGTTCGGAAAACTTGAGGGAACTTGCACCCCCTCAAGAGAGCGGAAAGCTCTTCAACTGTATATTCAATGTGAACAGGAAGTGAAGGCGTGTGATGCACAAAGAAGAGCGGAAGATATTACCCACTTTCGTTCTGCGTCATCGCGTCTCTTTGGGAGAATCTTATCTTCTGTTGAGAGTGATTTACAACAGTGGAAGGTCGTCCCAAAGCATGGTCCTGGCAAAACAGCAGACGGATTGTCTGCTAACCATAAATACACACAACGTGTATGGACCGACCGTCTTGAAGCCTTCTTTCCAGCGGGTGAGTTTCTTATCCCGAACTGGAGATTTAGAGAAGATCTCGACGGTGTCACTTACCTTGAACCTGGAGCAGAGATACCAGCTAAGCTGGTCTCTGTCCCTAAAACGCTCAAAACACCTAGACTAATTGCTATAGAGCCTACTGCTATGCAGTATGCTCAGCAATCTCTATCAGAGATATTAGTCTCGAAACTAGAGAGCCGCTTTGACAACGATCTCCCTAGCTTGGTCGGATTTACTGATCAGACTCTTAATAGAGAACTGGCCAGAAGAGGCTCCAGTGATGGTAGCCTGGCGACACTAGATCTTAGTGAGGCCTCAGACCGTGTTTCGAATCAACTTGTACTAGAGATGACAAGGTGGACACCAGTTCTTTCTGGTAGTCTGCAAGCTTGTCGCTCTAGGAAGGTTGATGTGCCTGGCTATGGCGTTATTCGTCTAGCCAAGTTCGCGTCTATGGGTTCAGCTGTTTGCTTCCCTATTGAGGCAATGGTCTTTGCGACCATATGTCTCATAGGAATAGAGCGACAGCTTAAACGCCGCTTGACTCAATCTCAGATTAAATCTGAGATGAGTAAGGTACGCGTTTACGGGGATGATATTATTATCCCTGTAAAATATGCGCGTTCTGTTGTCAGCGCACTAGAAGATTTTGGTCTTGTAGTGAACACTGGCAAGTCTTTCTGGACTGGCAAGTTCAGAGAGTCTTGCGGTGGGGACTTCTACAACG